TGTCAACAACGTATTTCGACAAATTTAATATCATAAGTTACTCTAACAACGCTGTCGTTGACATTACAGAGCGCGTTGTCATTGCTAATAACCTTATTAGAAATCCATATGTTTATTATCCGCAAGATATTAGAAATGGCATCAGACCAGATCAATTAGCATTTTCTGCTTATAATGATCCTTACACGAGCTGGATGATCTACATTTCGAATCAAATTGTAGACCCTTATTATGAGTGGTATTTGAACGATTCTGAATTTACCAATTATATCAAAAGCAAGTATGGTTCATTGGCTGCAGCGACAAACAAGGTTATGTATTATAGAAACAATTGGGTCGATCAACCATCAATCAGCGTAACCACCTATAATTCTTTGACGCCGAATCAACAAATATATTGGCAGCCAAAATATGGCGTTAATAGCGTTATAATTAACTATTTTAGGAAACAAAAAGATTGGACATCTTCTACCAATTTCACGATTAATCTTTTTGTCGAGGCTGCTGCAAATAGCTATGTAAATAATGAAATTGTTACCTTGAGTTCTGGTGCGAACGCGCAGGTTGTTTTATCTACAAATGGCACACTAACAATACAGCATGTTAACGGAACTGTTGGGACTGGCTACGTTTATGGAACAGAAAGCGGTACAAACTCAGTTGTTACAGAGGTAACATATATCGCTAACAATATACCGAGCGATGTTATTTCTTATTGGGAACCAGTATATTATTACGATTATGAAGTTGAAAAAAATGAAGGAAATAAATTCGTGAATGTTCTAAACCCATCCTTTGTAAATGATTTGAATAAATCAGTAAAAAATCTATTGAGTGAATAATGGCAGGTTATAATCCAGGCGACGTCGCAATCAGCACATTTAACATAATTTCCCCTAGATCGGGAAATTGGAATGCTGCAGCTAATTTTCTTTCATGTTCTGTTTTGGAGACTATTTTCACTCCAGGCGTACATGCGGAAATAGAAGTTTTTGATGATAAAGATTACCTAGGTAATTTGCAGCTGGCTGGCGATGAATCAGTTCAGTTTGCATTCACCAAACCGAATGGCGGAACAGCTTCCTACAACTTTCATTTAGACACCATCAAAGACGTTGGTATTCAAGGGTCTATGAAATCTAAAACCTACAAGCTTGTTTGTGTTTCGAGAGAAGTATTATCTGGCCAAGCAAACTACGTTCAAAAAGCTTACAACACTCATATTTCCGATATTGTAACTGATATATTCGGCAAGCTTAATAGTCAGGCAAATATAACTGCAGAACAAACTAATGTTCCCCGTAATTTAAAAATAGCAAATCAGCCATTGTATCATGCTATCGAAATGTTAAGAAAAGAAGCTGTTTCTTCGCAATACAAATCATCGAACTACATGTTCTGGCAAACGGCTTCTGGTTTCTTTTTCAAAACGCTAGAAGCAATGCTCAATGAGGGCGATGTTAAGCAGCTCACGCAAGATCCAACAGTCGGTCGTTCTATTTTCAACAGTATTGACAATAACATTATCGGTTGGAAAATCCAGCAAAATATGGATGCAATGAATCGTATCAAAGCTGGCGTTTTAAATCAGCGTGTTTCTACGTTTAATGTACATACAAACGAATATCGTAAGCAGGATTTCAATAATTTAAATGGTATTACTGAAATGGGCGAAATAGTTATGACTACGCTCGATACATTTAGAAACTTGTTTCCGAATGCTAATAGATCTTTGTTGAGGTTCATTCACCCAAATCAAAACCTAAAAATCAATAAGAGCTACATGCCAGAAACTGTTCCGAATAAAATGGTTAACCTAGCTCAGATGCAGGAACAGCTGTTACATATGACTGTTCTTGGTGATCCATTGCTTGAAGCTGGTAAAACAGTTAAATGTAATATCCCTCAAATTACTGCAAGTACACAAAATTCTCAATTAGATCCACAAGCAAGTGGTAGATGGTTGATAGCAAAACTAGAGCATCAAATTCGTAAACCAGGTGTTCAACCGAGACATATATGTGTCCTTGAGTGTCTCAAAGGCGCTTATAGCGGGAGTTAATTATGACAGTACAGGTACTTGGTAATTTTTGGACAGGCGAAGTTAGAGACATTCGTGATCCGGATAAAACTGGTAAAATGAAAGTGATCGTTCATGGCCACCATAATATCGATGATACGCCTATACAGGATACAGATCTACCATGGGCGCATTGTGTTATGAATAATTCACCTTCAGTGAATGGTATTGGTTCAACAACACATTACCTCCCAGGAACGACAGTTGTTGGTTTTTGGCTTGATCCAGAAACAAAACAAATACCAATAATTCTTGGCAGCTTGCATAAAGCTGGTATAACAACGGGCTAAAACATGACAGACTTAACACAAACGCCACTTGAACCATTAGGATCTATTGACGGAACTTATCGCTCGCCTCCAGGCGGTCCAATGGGCGCGACTCTCGATCCAGCTGTTCTTGGTAATGTTAAATCACCAAGGCAGTATTTGTTATACAAAGATCAAGAGGATAATATCTACGGCACAGCTCCATTTGGGCAACAACAAAAGCAAGAGGGAAGCCAAAGTAACGCTCAAAAAAAAGCAAAAGATAACAGTGATTCTAAAGCTCCAGCGAATCAGCAATCTACAAACCCAACAGTTGCCTCGCAGCCAGCGGGTTCTATTCTTCAGGCGATAAAAGCAGCCGATCCCAACAACACTTCAGGCGCTGTTAAAAAAGCTCTTGATGCAATGATCTCATTAACAATGATGAGTCGTCTCGCAACACCTGCAGGTATTTCTGGTATTATGTCTGGCGCTTTAAACGGCGCTCTTACAAATATAGCAAATCAAATTGGTTTGGGTCCAGTTTTACAGTTGATGAATAACGTAATGCCTGGAATGTCATCGCAATTAAACAGTTTTTTAAATAGCGCTGTTAATCAGGCAGTCAATGGATTATTAGCTAATACTAAAACTGGCGTGTTAAGCACTCAAGCGGCAACAACTGCTACTGCTGCGGTTGGTGGCGCAACAATCGGTTTAGATCCAACATCATTAGCCGCTTTGGTCGCGGTATCTCCTGCAGGAACAACGTTGAATGTACAAATTACAGTTGATGGCGTTACTTGTAATGTGCAGGTTTATGTTACAACAAACGATATTCAATTGAGTTTACAAAATGTGCCTTCTTTTACTGGTGTTGAACATATTGATCTTGCGAACGCGACAGCTGATACGATGGCTGCAGATATTTTATATCTGATTCAACAATCAAATGGCGTTAATAATGTAACTCCAGCCGCAATGGCTAATATAATTAACAATCATAATACCAACATTCAGAGCCAAGGGCTTCAAATGTTAATTGGCTTCGGTATTAATTCTTTGCTTGGTAATCTTAATACAATCCTTGGACCTCAAATGGGTGGGTTGATTGGCGGATTACTTGGTGGATTAGGTAGATCATATTTGAATACAGGCGTTGTTAATACCTCTATGCAAAATGCTTCTAGGGTTATAGGTATTGCAAGGCAAATTTATAATATCGCTAATATGTTCGGATCAACACAATCCGAACAGGTTCAAAACTCGGCTCATGCTGCAGCAGTGCAAGCAGCTTCCACTGGTAAACCAGTTACTGTAAATACACCAAACGCGACGATTACAGCAACGCCAGTTGGTTCTTCTTATAATAATCCAGTGGAGGTGTGATGGTAGATAATGTAAGAATAGACGATCATGCGCAACAAGGCGATGATTATCTCGTTAACATAAACACAGACCCTATCGGTAATTATAAAGCGACATCGTTCGATCCATCAGCTATTATGACAATCGAAGCTCAGGTTAATTCTGATGGCAATTATTCAACTGAGATGTTTGACGCTCAAGGTAATAAAAATGAAGTAATCGTTGGCGGTCACAAATACGCTGCAGATAACAGTACAAAAACAATTATTAACAACTCCGATGAAAACTACGGAGGCGGTGTAAGATTAAGCACAAATAACGGTAAAGCTGAAGAGCATGCTGGCGATCATACTTCCGCGCATGATGGCGTTACAGTTGTCGCGACTAGCCAAGCTCACAAAGTTATCACGACTGGCGGCGATGGACATCACATAGTTCAAGGCGACCAATCCTTCTTAACGATTGACGGCGGTGTTCATAACTATGCTTCAAACGATTATTCTATCAGCACATCTGGTGTAATGACGCTTGTTTCGGAGCAAGATTTTGCTGTTTATATTACTGGCAACGAAGGTCACATTATTAATGCCAATTTAAGTTTTGATGTTACTGGCTCTGGTTATATTGTAACAGAAGGATCGTTTACAGCCAATTCAACTGGCGCTATGGCTTTCAATTCTGTTTCTACTTTAGCGGCGAATTCAACTGGCGCGATGTCTTTAAACACGCAATCGACGCTTTCTGGTAAGTCAATCAGTGCGATGACCTTTAATTCACCAACTTCTATTACAATGACTTGCGGCGCAGGAACAATTTCTATGAAGCCAAGTCAAATTGAATTGTCTATTGGCGGATCGTCTATTACATTAACTGCTGCTTCTATCACAGCTCTAGCTGCTATAATCAATTTATCCTAGGATAAATTATGGCTCACAAATTTGTTTTAATTGTTAATGGTGTTTTGGAAACATACACTAAATATGAAGATATACCTGAAACATTTAATAGAGTGATTGAATTTAAACCAGAAATACCTGATGGTCCACATACTGACGAACAACATGAGGAAATTGATCAGTGGGGGCAAAAGTTACAAGATCTTCTAAAAAGAGAAACTAAATGACTGTAAGAGTTAATGGACTTGGTGCTGGTAGAATTGGTGATGCGCTCGCTGGTTACACTTTTTGTGGTTCTGGTTCTTCTAACGTATTCATCGGGGGATAATAGTGGCAGTTTCAAGAGCAGACAAAATAACCGAAACGCTTTTTACGCCACAAACGTATAGCGATTTTGCGGATAATTTTACTGTACACCCAGTTACCAATGAATTGGTTGTGTTGAAAAATGCCGACAGCGTTAAACAAGCTTTTAAAAATCTTATCCTAACCAATGTTGGTGAGAGATTTTTTAGCCCATTTTTTGGTTCGAATATCAACAGAAGCTTATTCGAAAACTTTACTCCATTCTTAAGAGAAGATATTATCCGCTATGTCAGTACGGCTGCAACTCAGTTCGAGCCAAGAGTAAATTTGTTAAATGTTACAGTATCACAAGATCCAACTAACGAAAATTACATCTCCGTGAACATAGTTTTTTCAATGATAAATACATCAGAACCAATTTCATTCAGCATATTCGTTAAAAGAGTTCGATAAATGGCTAATAGCTCGCTAACTTTAACCTCATTAGATTTTAATACGTTAAAACAAAACTTCGTTTCGTATTTACAATCTAATTCTGCGTTTAAAGATTTTAATTTCCAAGGGTCGAACATTAACACTCTTTTAGACCTTATGAGCTATAACAGCTATCTGAATGCATTTTATTTAAACATGGTTGCCTCTGAAATGTTTATGGACTCAGCTCAGAAGCTTAATTCAGTTGTTTCGCATGCGAAGGAACTTAATTACGTTCCTAGATCTGCTAAATCTTCTGAGGCAACTGTTTCTTTTACAATCAATACTAGCGGTATATCGAATCCATTCGTAATTCCGAAAGGTACTCAGTTCAGTGGTACTAATTCGAACGGAACTTTTACATATACAACCGATACAGCTCATACATACGTTTCTGCTTCGAATGTATACAACGTTGCTAACTTAACGATTTACGAAGGATCTTATTTCAACGATTCATTCGTTATTGACTACGCTAATCCCGTTCAAAGTTTTATCCTTTCAAACCAAAATATTGATACAGATAGTTTGGTTGTGACTGTTTACGAAAACAATGGCGCGACAAACACAGTATTCACAGCCGTTGAAAACTTGTTTAATCTTAATTCAAACTCGAATGTATATTTCTTACAAGGCGCTCAAAATGGTTTGTATGAAATCGTTTTTGGCGATGGTTTATTTGGTCGTATCCCATACAACGGATCTATCGTTAATGCTAGCTATCGCGTAACATCTGGCACTGATGGTGATGGTATTTCTTCATTTACATTATTACAAAATTTGAGCGAATATAATGGCGGTGGGATAGGTTCTGTCGTTGCTTCTCTTGCAACAGCAACCCCTTCGGCTGGTAGTTCGAATGCACAATCGATTGAATCAATTAGATTTGAAGCTCCAAGGTATTTTGCAACGCAGCAAAGAGCTGTTTCTTCTGACGATTATGCATCTTTGGTTCTTAGTAATTTCAATAAAATTGAGGCAGTCAACGTATACGGCGGCGAACAGCTTAATCCAAAACAATATGGTACTGTAGCTGTTTGTTTAAAACCAGCTGGCGGTACTATTGCACCAGATTATCTTAAAAACGAAATAGTGAATTACCTTACAAACTATATTGCTTTGCCAAATAAAGTTGTAGTTACAGATCCAAGTTACATTTATTGCGCTGTTAATACAAACATTCAATATAGCGCGAATTCAACAACGCTGAGTGTTTCTGAGCTTAACACATTAACATCGACCTCTATTTTCAATTACTCTGCGAACAATTTGGGCGTTTTCGGAGCTAATTTCAGATACAGTAAGTTTGGCGCTGCAATCGACGCAACTGATCCTAGTTTCTTAAGCAACGAAACTGAAATTCAAATTATCAAACGTATTTCTCCGTTGTTAAATTACCCAACGACGTATACATTATACTTCAACAACGCATCCCATCAATATACTTCTAATTCATTGATCGGTTATACGCAAACAAGCCCATTTTACGAAGATCCAGTAATTACATCATCTTCGTTCACATATATCGATTCAAGCACTAATATAACATACGAAAATTGCTATATTAGAGATGATAACTTCGGTAACTTGGTTGTTTATACAGATATCAACAATCAATTTGTTATTCTTAATTCGGTATTAGGAACAGTAGATTACGCTAATGGCATCGTGTCTATTAACAATCTATTGACATCGTCCTATGGTAATTATATTTCAATTTATATGAAACCAGAAGTGAATGATATCACAGTGAGTCGTGAAAATATATTGTTAATTGACCTCAATGACGTTTCAATAACATTAACAGCAGCGTAATAAATGAATTTCGACATACAAAAAACAATATCGAATTTTGTAGAAAGTCAGTTTCCTCAGTTCTATTTGACTGAAGGTCCAAACTTCGTATTGTTTGTAAAAGCATATTATGAATGGTTAGAATCAGAAGGTCAAGCAGTAAATCAAGCCAGAAGCTTGTTAGATTACAGAGACATTGATAACACCTTAAACGCTTTTCTTGAACACTTTCAAACAAAGTATCTTTACGGTATTCCCTTTGATGTTATCGTTAATCCTAGATTTTTGCTTAAACATATCCTCGACGTTTATCGTTCTAAGGGCACGATCAACTGTTATAAGCTTTTATTTAAATTAATCTACGATCAAGATATCGATGTCTACCTTCCAAGAAACGATATTTTAAAGCCATCAGACAATCACTGGATTCAGCCAAAATATATTGAAGTGACCGACACTGGCGTTCTCGGAACATATGTTGGTAAAAACATCATTGGTCTTACATCTGGTACAACAGCTGTTGTCGAAAGTTTCATCAAAGAACCAATCAACAAAAATATCATTTCCTCTTTGTTTTTAACGAATATTCAACCGCAAGGTGGTTCGTTTAAAATAGGAGAAAAAATTGTTATTCAAGGACAACAATCTAATGGCGTAGCAATTTCTGTTTCGCCTTCTGTTATTGGTTCTCTTAATAGCCTCAATATTATTAACGGCGGACAAAATTTCAAAGTTGGCGACATTTTAAAAGTTGTTCACAGAGATTTGTCAAACAATGCGGTCGTTTCGCATGGCGTCAACGGGCTTGTTAAAGTAACAGAATTAGCAACAGGTATTGGTTCTTTAACATTTGATATTTTAAATGGCGGTTATGGATATACAGAAAACGCTGAAGTGTTTGTCTATAGGGGTGCTGGTGACACAACTGGTCAAGGAGGCTCTTTTAATATCGGCTCTTTGGCTTCAACTCAGAGTATTGTTTACAACACAGATTTGATTGTTGATTATATCAATACTTCTATAAATGCCTCGCAATTTAATTTTCCAACTGCGCCAACCGCAAATAATGGTTCAACAATAGCTACTGCTCTTAAATACGCAGATGCTGTTTTCGGTTCTATCGCTTCATTAACGAATATCAAAACAGGTAACAGCTATACGAATTCAGCTACCGTTTTTGTGAGGTCGTTTCAAACTTCTAATGTTATTACTGGTTCTGTAACATATAATACAGCATCAAATAATGTTACATTCAGTACAGCAAATGCGCAATATTTTTTCAGCGCCAATGATGGTATTTTTATACAGGCAAATTCATCCCTCAGCGGTACAATTGAATATGGTATTGTCAAAAATGTCGTTAATTCTTCTGTAGTAACTCTTTGGGGACCACCATCAAACAACTCAACACCTTCGGCGAAAGCGAGATTAGCGCCAGCTATTTTTGCTTCTGAATTTGCACCGACAGATCCTATCGCCCATACAGCTGATGGTTCTATAGACGGATTGAACGCAGTGATTTCGGCTGCAGCTTCTTCAAGTGGTTTGATTGTTGCTAATGTTGTTTCGGTTAATTCTGGTAAAGGTTATGTTGATAATGAATTTGTAGAATTATACCTTTCGGGCGGTCTCGCTTCTATTGAAATTCTCAATGGCGGTTCTGGGTATTCAAACGGCGACTCACTTATTTTCGTTGGAGGCGGTAGTTTTGTAAGCTATGCTTCTGGTAATGTTGGCGTTGGTTCTTCTGTAGCTCTTACAATAGATCCAGCAACAACTACTTCTGGTTCTTATAGCCCTGGAGATTTCGTATTTCAAAATGTAAGCAGTTCCTCTAATACTGCCAATGGTCAAATTTTCTTCGTTAACTCTTCTTTGATGATTGTAAACACTTACTCTGGTGTGTTCTCTCAAGGACTGGTATATGACCACAATGTGTCTGGATTACATTCGAATGTAACGAGCTTGCAATACACCAATGGTATTATCACATCGGTGACGTTGACATCAAACGGCTCTGGTTATGATTCTTCGCCAATAATTTATATCAAATCGGCGAACGGATCGGGCGCTTCGTTGACCGCGACAGTTTCGACTTACAATACCAACAGTCAGGTTACTGGTCGTGTTAAGAAATCTGGCGTTGGTATCCAGCCTGGATATTGGGCTACTACGCAAAGCTTCCTTAACTCAGACAAATATGTTCAAGACAGTTATTTCTATCAAGATTTCTCTTATCAAATAAGAACTGCTGCGACGCTTGATAAATATAAAAACATACTGTACAATACATTCCACACGGCTGGTTCTGAATTATTCGGTCAATTCCAGCTTTCTGACTATAATAATGCGGTTCCTGTAATTAAATTACAGGAAAACGCGATGGAAATAAATAATGTTATATCTTACTATCTGACCACAGATTTGACTACGATTACCGCCGACGAGTCTATCAACACTGCAGATCAGATTTACGTTTCAATTTAAGAGGTTACTACTTTGTCAAAACAAACTATATCTATTGGCGTTAATCCAAATGACGGAACTGGCACGCCTCTACGCACAGCGTTTAGTTATATCAATAGTAACTTCAATGAACTTTACGCAAACGCATTCATTAGTAACAACGTAACTGTCGGCAATGGTTCCGTTAATGCGACGATGAATTCAACATCGTTTTCTGGAACTTCAAATAACTCTCTTTACCTTGGCGGCGTTCAAGCTAACCTTTATGTTAATACCACTGGCAGTTATTCACTGAGCGGTCTTTTTACGTATACAGCCAATGTTTCTATGACCGAAAACTTGACAGTGAATGGCGAAATTGTCGCCTCTAATGGTTTGTATTCAATTGCGGCTTATAATGGCGGTATTTCCTATGTTGATGGTATTGTTATTGACTACGTTAACGGTAACGGACGTATCAGCGTTGGTACAGCGGATGGCGTAACTTTCTATAATGGCGGTATTGGTTCTGGCCAGATATTCAGTATTTCTAATAACAGCGTAGCAAATGCGGGCGCTTATACTATCGCTTCGAATACGTTCGTTGCCAATCAAACTACATTAAATGCAAACGGCGCTGTTGTTAATTCAACAGGTATATACGCTGTTGGGCTTGTTAATGCTGTTTCTGTTAATGTAACATCTGTTAACACAGTTACCAGCTACGCTCAGAATTCCTATAATATCGGTACAAGTTATATTGCAAATACAACTGGTATCTATTCAACTGGTATTTTAAGCGGCGCTAATTTAGCCGTTTCTGGTTCTGCTACTATTAGCGGCAATTTAACAGTTTCTGGCAACCTTACGGTTTCTGGTAACAATGTTATTATTGGATCTAATAACTTAACAGTTCTTGATTCCGTTATTAACATGCATACATACGCAAACCTTGCCCCATGGACATCTAATGATGGGCAAAATGTTGGTATCGTTATGCATTACTACAGCGGCGCTGACTCCCATGGGTTTTTAGATTTAGATAACGGTACTGGACGTTTGATGTGGTGGTCGAATGCAACCGATCCAAGCCTTGGAAATCCATCAGGAACTGCATTAGGTACATTCCAAACAAATACTCTTTGGGTTGGTACAAATACAAGTTATACAACAATCAACTCGACAGCATTTAGTGGAACAGCAAACAATACGCTATATGTTGGAACAGTTACAGCGGCTAACGTTGTTTCTAACGCTCAACTTTCTGCTAATCTTGCTAACTACCCAAATAACACCAATTTATCTTCAAACTTATCTAACTACGCAACGCTTGTTGGTTTGTCTTCAAACGTAGCTAAGTTATCTGCAAACAATACAACATATTTAAATGGTCAGTTAGCTTCTTATTATACAACTGCCACAAACATTACATCTGGTCAGCTACCTTACGCGCAGCTCGGCGGTAACGTTGTTAATACAACATCATCGTTCACTTTCTCGAGCCCAATGACGTTTAATGCGAATCTTATAATCACTGGCAGTTCTGCTATTATCCTTGGTGGTTCTGCTGGCGCGAATGGTTACGTTATTACTTCAAATGGTACATACGCTTACTGGACTAATCTTGGCGCTTTGTCAACGAACGTCAATTCAACTTATGCTTGGACAAATACTCAATCTTGGAGTAACACTGTTACGTTTAACGGTAACGTTGTATTTGGTTCAGGAACAGTAACGGCAAATGGTTCTACTGGCACAGCTGGGCAAGCATTAACATCTAACAGCAGCGGTGGTGTTTATTGGTCATCAATAGGAACCAATACAGCGGCTCAATATACTTGGTCGAACACTCAAACATTCAGTAACACGATTACGTTTACTGGTTCTATCAATGCAAATACAATAACGGTAGCTAGTAACAACTTCAACCTTAATCAAGGATTAATTACCTCTGGAACTTTACTTTCGGCAACAGGTGGCGCAACAGTTAATTTGGATTCATTTTCTACGACATCTTATAGAGCTGCTTCGTATGAAATATCTGTTAATGCTAATGGTCAAATTTATCAAACATCGACTGTTAAAATTGTACAAGATGGAACTAACCCTTACATAACAGAGTATGGTATACTTTCTTCGAATGGTTCTCCATTAGCTACATTTACGGCTTCGCTTGGCGGTGGTTCCGTGACTTTAAGCGCAAATGCTGTTCTATCAAATACGGTGTTTAAATACGTTAAAACGATGGTGAACGTATAATGGGTACTTTACTTACAAATTATAAAAGTGTAGTAATCAATGAAATACTGACGAATATTACATCAAACACCTCTCAGTATTACGCGTTTGTTGCTGGTCCAGTGCCTGTCGCATCAGTTTCAAATACTACATTAGATGATTATTCTTCAAAGTTTTTAAACGAATGGGAACTTCTTTTCGGTAAAAAGCTTTCGAATTCTAATATACTTCCTGTTATGACGTATAATCAGTGGATTTCTAACACTGTTTACGAAATGTACGACAATACAAAAGATTTGACTGGTACAAATTATTATGCTATTACATCGCCAACATATGAAGGCGGTTCTTATAACGTATTTAAATGCATTTACAACAATGGTGGAGCGCCATCAACAGAACTACCAGATCAGCTGCAATCCGAATCATTTACTAAATCAGACGGCTATATTTGGAGATATATCACTTCGATTAGTTCTCAGATATTTTCTCGGTTTTCAACTGATCAATATGTTCCGATTATTTCGAATCCTGCTATTTCTTCTGCGGCTTACGAATACACTGGCGTTGAAGTTGTTGTTGTTACAAATGGCGGTAATGGTTACAGCTGCTATACTAACGGAACAGTTCAATCGGTGATCAATTCTACTTGTTTCCAAATTGGCAACAACGCAAATATATCTTCGAATTACTATTCAAACAATGGTATTTATTTTTATAATACTTCTTCAGCAACAGCTCAATTAACGACTGTTGCTAGCAGCTTTAATAACAGCTCGGGTAATTTTGTTATCACGAGCTCTCCGATGCAAGTTGCTCCAGCTAATACAAATGGCATACAATCACAAATAACATTGTATAACATTTCGCCAGCTGTTGTTTTTAATTCTGATGCTAGTCCAGGAAATTCTCCTGCTGGATATACAATTGTTAACACTTCTACAAATTCTATCAGCAGCGTTGTTATGGTTGATAATGGAACTAACATTTCTTGGTGTAATGTTTCTATTGTCAGTAACTCGGTTTATGGGTTTGGCGCTACTGCTTATGCTATCGTTCCGCCTCCAGGCGGGCATGGTTATGATCCAGTAAATGAATTAGATTGTCAAGGGTTTGGCGTTAGCTTTTATTTTGCGAACAATGAAGGTAGTAAAATACCTACAGAAGTTCAGTATAATAAAATTGGGCTTATTCAAAACCCATATACAATTAACACAACAAGCTTCGGCGCTTTTTCTAGAACTGCCGCAAACACTTTCAGTCAAGTTTTAAAATCTACGGTATCGCCTTCTGTGACATATAATGTCGGAGATACTGTTATCGGAAGTACAAGCGGAGCCACTGGTTTAGTCGCTTTTTCAAATTCTTCGACTCTTTACCTCACTGGTGATAAATACTTCAGCAGTGGAGAATACGTCAGTAACGGGACATTGTCTACCGAAATAACTATAAATACAATTGGCGACCTTTATTCTAAAAATATAGTCCCATTATACATACAAAATGTTACTAATGTCCAACGTGCCAACAACCAAACTGAATCATTTAGATTGATTATTCAGATTTAATTAGGGAACAAAAATGCCACTTCAAACAGATTTAGATGTTGCCCCTTATTTTGATGATTTCGATGCAAACAATCAATATTATCGTGTTTTGTTTAGACCTTCTGTAGCTGTACAGGCGCGTGAGCTTACTCAGGTTCAATCAATCCTTCAAAACCAAATTGAAAACTTCGGTAACTGGGCGTTTAAAAATGGTGATATTGTTTCTGGTTGTTCTATAACAGACGACCCTATCCTTCCTTTTGTTCGTTTGTCTGATAGAGACACGAGCAACAATGCATATCAAATAAACACATTTGGTAACCTTGTCGCTGTAAGTTTAACATCAAACTTATCAGCTACTATCCTTTACGCAAACAGCGGACAAGTTTCGAATTATCCAAACACAAACATTCTTTATTTGAACTACAAAGGTTCAACTAATAGCACATCAAATACGGCAAAAGTATTCGGAAATAATGAAACGATCAACATTATCGTTCCTTCAAACGGATATGTTGTTGCGACAATTAATACGTTTGCCAATACAACGGCTGGCCAAAATACGACTGGCACAGCTCACGGTATTCATGTTGATGCTGGTATCGCTTATTTGAATGGTACATTTGTTAATGTATTAACACCAACATACGGTATTGTTAACGCTTATGGTACATATGCAGCTAACAATGTTGTCGGTTTTAAAGTTATTGAATCAATTGTAACTGAAAATCAAGATCCTTCTTTGCTTGATAATTCTCTCGGCTATCCAAACCAAAACGCTCCAGGCGCTTATCGTTTAAAAATAGAACCAACGTTGGTTGCAATTGATCCTGAAACAGGTAACACTGACAATTTCAACGCGATTGCTTCTTACAATTATGGCGTTTTAATTAAGTCAACTGGTTCAGTTGCTAACCTTTATTCTATCGTTGGCGATGCAATTGCTTCTAGAATTTACGATGAAGCAGGTAATTACGTTGTTAATCCATTCATTGTCGACACTGTTACATCAATAACAGGTAGCAGCATTATCAGCGCCCCCACTGGTAACACGATGATCGGTAGAGTAAATCCAGGTCGTGGTTACGCTCAGGGTTACCCAGTCGGTTTTGATATCACACAATACATCAATCCTCTTCGTCGCGGCGTAGACACTCAAACCAATTTAGAACAACAAATTACATTTGGTTACGGTGGTTATTTTATTCTTGATGAAGTTGCTGGAGATTTTGATTTTACTAAAGCACAAACAATTCAATTATATGACACGCCGCAAATGGCTGTTACGAACAGATATTTTTCTGCTTTGACGCCTATTGGCAATCAAATTGGTACGGCGTTGGCTAGATGTTTCGTTTACAACGGCGGGCTTGTTGGTTCGAATAGTGCAACATATCTTTTGCACGTATTCAACGTAAATATGAACGCCAATAAAAACGTAAATCAAGTTCAATCAGTATATTATTCGAGCGGTTCGACTCATGGCGTTGGCGACCTTTATAAAACTGGTTTGCAAAGCACAACATCAATAGATCAACTTTACACATTTGGCGTTCCTGGTTTGATGAATCTTAGAGATTCAAGTAATAACCTTCATACAGAATATACTTACAGAAATAAAATTTCTGGAACAATGAATACTTCTGGGGCTTTAACATATACAATTACAAGCTCTCAGCCAGGCGGTACAGACATTTTACCATATGGCGTTGGACAGCTTGCTGATTCTATTGCTTCTTCGTTCACGCTAGTTGCAACAGCAAATGTTGATTCTTCTGCGTTGTCAGGAACTGTTTCTATTTCGAGTGCATGTACAACAGTTACGGGTTCTGGCGGAACTTCTTTCAATACGCAATTTAATCCTTATGATACAATTAAGGTTACGAACTCTACAGCAAGTACAATCAGAACAGTTTTATCTGTTTCTGGTGCGAGCTCGATGGTTGTTGATGCGCCATTTAATACAACAGAGTCTGGTGACACATATTATAAAACATATAGAGCTGGTAAAATTATACCAATTCAATATAATGTAACTGGTCCAAAATCTTACATTCAGGTTACAAACTCAACATCGTTTACAATTAATACCGCTGAAATTCCATCTTCATCTTTAGCAGTTGATGTTATTTTCGATGTGTTGAGAACAACAACTCAACCTGCTCAGAAACAAATCAATAAAAACAGATTTGTTAAAATTAACGTTGATACAAACCCTGCAGGTCCAAAAGGTCCATGGTGCTTAGGTTTCTCTGATATTCATCAGGTAAAAGCAGTTTATGGTGCGCTTGATGGTTCATATTCTATAAACAATACGGATTACACTAAATTATTTACTTACGACACAGGTCAAAAAGATACACACTATGATTATGGCTATCTTTATCCAAATGCTGGTTTTGATCATACTATTGCAAATACTTTGCTTGTTGAATTAGATTATTTTACAACAAACACAAATTCTGGCGTAGGTTTTTATACTGTTGAATCCTACCCAATTAACGATGGTTTACCTGGGACTGTAACAATTGTTGCTGGTTCTACCACTGTTACAGGTACTGGAACTTCTTTCAGCAGCACATTTAATACTAATGATTCGATTCAGGTTGGCGATGAATATAAAACTATTTCCGCTATTACAAATTCATCATCATTAACTGTTACTAGCGCATTTATTTCTAGCTATAATGCTGATACATATTACAAATATAATACGACAATTCAAACTAAAGATATGCCATTGTACATTGATAGCAATGGTAACAAAAACGCTTTGAGAGATTACGTAGATTTTAGAACACCTTCTGTTCCTACGGCGTCGGATACTGGTAATGTTGATATTTCTAATACATCTAGCGTTACAGCTTCAATTTCAGCGGCGACAGTTAATCCTTCTAGCACTTTAACTTTGTCAATTCCTTCTGCTGGGTTGAATTTCCCATCATACGGTAAAAACCTTCAATCTGATTATACATTTTATCTTGGTAGACATGACCTTATTTTCATAACTCCAGATAATGTATTGAAGGTGAAGGAAGGCGTTTCTAGCTTATCTCCGCAAGATCCTTTGTATCCAGATAACGGTATGGCTTTAGCGGTTCTTAGCATACCGCCATTCCCATCATTGACAACAGATCAGCTCGATGAGCTTTTACCTGTCAATCAGCTTTCTAAAAATCTTATCCGCGATACTTCTTCATCTGTTTCTTCGAAAGCAGTAACAAATCGTCGTTACACGATGAAAGATATTGGTACAATTGATAATCGCGTTACAAACCTTGAATACTATGTTGCTTTGTCTACGCTCGAGCAACAAACTACTTCTATGACTGTAACCGATTCGAATGGTTTGAATAGATTTAAAAATGGTATCTTTGCAGATCCATTAAATGACTTCACTTTATCTGATGTTTCTAATCCTGAATTTTCTATCGCAATCGACCAAAAAAATGGTGTCGCTCGCCCGAAAATTACAAGAGAAGTTATTAACATCAGTTTTGCAAATAGTTCTATAACGCAATTTAATAGTTTGTCTTCATCTAATGTACAGCAAACTGGTCGCGTTATAACATTACCTTATACAGAAAAAGCATTTCTTGTGCAACCATATTCAAGTAAATATAGATCAGCTGCACATGTTTCTTTAGCTTGGAATGGAACAATTATCCTTTGCCCAGCTTATGACAATCACCAAGACATAAACAACACTGGTTCTATTAACATTACTGTTGATACGGCGACCCCATGGCAAGAGTTTGCTAATAGTCCTCTTGGATGTATTTGGGGCGATTGGCAAACAACACAAACGACTTCAGTCGATGTTGTAACGCAAGGAACTGTAAATAATATTACGTTGGATCTTGGTAATATGGGAAATTTCTACGGCGGTGGCGGTGGAGACAACGCTATAACAAGAGGAGAAGCTGAAGCCTATGCATTAGCGCAATTGCAAGCTGCTTATCCAAACGTAACCTTTGGTAATATCAGTTATAATTTAACTCACATTTCTGATATTCGTTTGAAGAAAGATATTAGTTTAATTGGTAAATTGATCAATGGTTTGAACCTGTATAAATACCGTTATCTTTGGAGTAATGTTTTTTACGTTGGCGTCATGGCTCAAGAAGTTCTCAATATTATTCCAGATGCAGTTGTTTATGGTTCAGATGGATTTATGAAAGTCAACTATGCAAAAGTTGGGGTTCCTTTCCTTACTTGGGACAATTGGTTGAACAATAATCAAAATATCGCCTAGGAGATTTAAGTGGCTGAAATCGACAACATTAATACGACGCTAACTAACATCGCAACTAGATCTGGTAATAAGTTAGTTGTTAACGATAATTCGTCAACACAAACTGTAGGAAATTTTGTAACTGATGTTTCTATTCAGCCATATATTGCTCCGACAATTATTGCTTTTTACGCTTATAATTTAAGACCAAATACAATTGTTCACGTTTTCTTTGATAGCGTTTTGGTTGACCAATATTGCGCTTCAGGTTTTGCTGAAGGCGGAGTTATCGCAGATACTTCTAATTATCAATCTATCACTCAATCATTTCCATATGGATATCCTATTAGAACAGATGCATTCGGCACTGTTGCTGGTTGGTTTAACGTTCCAGCGGCTACTTTTAAAACTGGAGATAGAGTATTAACCATTGCTGATACTGAAAACTTAACTTTGTCAGCTGATGCTATAACAACAAAAGCTTCTGCTACATTTACAGCTTCTAATCTTAGTGTTACAAAACAGTCCGTAACTTTAACAACGATTACGCCTGAAATTTCTGTTGTACCTGTATCCCAAACTGTTGTCACTTCAACAACAACGACTAATATCGTTGTTCACCCCGACACAGCAACAATTACTGGTAGTTGGTACGAGCCTATTGCTCAGGGTCTTACAATCAATACACCAAATGGCGAAGCAGGTGTTTTTGTTACATCAATTGACCTTTTCTTTAAACAAAAACCAACGAATGCCCAAAATGGCGTAACAGTTTATATTTGTGAAATAAACAATGGTTACCCAGATGGAACCAATGTTATTCCATTCTCAACAGTTCATTTAACATGGTTAGATGTAGCTATTAACATTAATGGCGCGCCAAAATATAATGGCGGTCCACTTAATGTTACTACAGGTGCAGGCGGTGGATCATATTTCCAAGATGTTTATTCAACTGATGACTCGGTTCAATTCCCAACTAATTTTAAATTCCAAGCTCCTGTTTTCTTGAACAATGGTACTGAATATGCAGTTGTTATTAAACCAGATGCTGGCGACCCAAGTTATTGGGTTTATAGCGCAAATCTTGGAGATACAGATCTCGTAACTGGTACGCAAATTTATAGCCAACCCGTTATTGGAACTGCTTTTTATGGCGCAACAACTGGCGAATGGACAGCGCTTCAAACGGAGTATATTAAGTTTGAGCTTTATAGAGCCGAATTTACCGCACAATCTGGCGATGCATATTTCAACAATGCTCCAACAGATTTTATTAACGTATACAACGTTGGATACGCTTGCACTACTTCTACGATTTTGCCAGGCGATTATGTGTTCCAGTCAACAAACTCATATATCAATGCTACGGGCGGTACAACAAATACGCAAATTTCTGGTATCATTGAATATTACGATGACGTTAAAGAAATTATTTACGTTGCAAATTCAACAGGCAACTGGCCAACAACTGCTAACAATTTACAAATTCATAGATTTGCAAATGCTACTGTGCTTTCTTCGCCAGGTCCAAACAACGTGACGCAAATCGCTTTTGCTAATACTTTAGGGTTATACAACCCAAGAATGAATTCTTTTGTTCCACAATTAGCAACAATTGCTCCATCTGGTACAGTGCTTAATGTAAGCTACAGCGGTACAAACAACAACTATACATTAGATTCAAATGAATACGCTGTAACTCCAGGTACAGAAACAGACTTTTATGACTATGAAAGAATTGTAGCAAGTAGAACAAATGAAGTTCTCAATATGTCTGGTAAAAGCTCGCTGACTGTTCACACAAACCTTGTGACAGATAGCTCTTTATTGTCACCAGTGGTTGATACAGTTCGCCATCAGGAATTGCTGATTTCTAACGATGTTGATCCGATTAGTTTCATTTATGAAGAATTTTACAACGATGGCTCTTCGAAATCAAAATACGTTTCTGAAATTGTAACTCTCGCTCCAGGGCAAGACGCTGAAGACCTTCAAGTTATCCTTACAGCTTGGAGACCGCCTGCAACAGATATTCAAGTTTGGGTCAAGTTCTTGAATGGTCAGGATTCTGATCCAATTAGCGCTAAAACTTGGACACCTTTGATCAACCAATCGGTTACGCTTTATTCTGATCCAGGTAATCCATCAAATCAAAACGAATATACATTTGGTATTGCGCCATATTATAATTTGATTCCGACAACAGGAACAATTACAACTACTTCCTCTTGCACGGCTATTGTTGGTACAGGAACTTTATTCCAAAAAGAATTAAAACCTGGATGGTTCATCAATATGGCTGCTACGCCAACTACAAATGAAACAACTAGAAAAGTTGTAAGTATTACGGATAATACTCACTTAACAATTGATAGTTCTTTCAATTACACATATACTGCGAATGCATATTTCTTAGCAGTTCCGCCAACAACTCCATGGTTATCTGCTAACACTCAAACTCAAATAAGCGGTAATGTTTCTACGAGTTCTACGACAAATATTGTTACTGGGTTTGCACAAACATTCAACGCAAATACAACTGCGGTTAACAACTCATCTAACTCTATTTTAATTTCAACCGCAAATTCTTTATTTTCTGTTGGTCAAAGAATATATTACTACGTTCCAACTGGAAATACGGCATTAACTGGTTTGACTGGTAACACTTATTACTTCATTGCGACAGCTAACACTAGCGCGATAACGTTGAATCCACAACAAGGTAATACAACTCCAATTACAATCACTGCTCCGACAACAACCCCAGCTCAGATTCATTCTTTGAATTCAACTTACTTTGATATTCAAGTTCAGCCTGGTAACATTTTAGATATTGCTAACGACCAACAAACTGTTGTTGCAGTTGCTAATGGTACTTCATTGACAGTTGGTAAACCATGGTCTTCAACAGTGAATGGCGCTAACGCCTATATTTTAACTCCAAATGGGCTTTCATATTTGAATTCTTCTGCGGCGTTGTATTCTACATTCTTAAAATTCCAAATTAAAGTTATTGTTCAATCGAATGATTCTTCAAAACCACCGATTCTTAATGATGTTAGAGCGATAGCGTTGCAATTATGACAAATAAATATCTGAAGACAGAAATAGAAGGTTTAGTTAAAGATCCTAAAAGTGGAGCAGTTCTTAGTGTTGATAATAGGCAGCTCGAAGCCTATAAGAAACAAAAGAAATTTTATGAGGATAGAAAACTAGAATCTGAGCGTTTAAACAAATTAGAAAATGACATGAGCGATATTAAACAGATGTTACAAGAATTGTTAAAGAGATAATAAATGACTCAAACCGTAGCAAATACTAATGTAAGTAATACCTTCGACTATTGGAGAAATAGGACGAACGAAGTTGCTTATGCAATGTCGACATATGCTGTTACGGTTAATGGAGGAACGCCGAATGGGAACGCCTCTGTTAACGGCGCTTTCGCTTTTGGTGTTTCTGCTGTTTCTCAGCTGTGGTCTTCAAACACACAAACTTCTGGTACATCAACTCAAATTATCGATGCGTTTCCTTTAGGACAATATAGAACAGCAGAGTATATTATTTCAGTAACTGATAACAATGCAAACAGTCATTATACTTCTAAAGCATTAGTAACCCACGATGGCGCTAGCGCTTATATCAGCGAATATGCTGTTATGCAATCTAATAACAGTACTGTTATTGGTCCATTCAGCGCTTCTGTAGTTTCTGGTAACGTAAATCTTTCATTTACGCCTGTATCATCTAACACAACAGTAAACTTCAATAGAATTTTAGTATCGGTGTAACATGGCAACAAAAGCTAACATTTCTATCGATCAAGGTTCTACTTTTACGACACAAATTTCATTAACAGATGCTAGTGGAAATCCGTTAGATCTTACAGCATATACAGCTCAAGCAGAAATTAGAACAAGTTACGCTTCTATTAATGCTGTTAGTTTTGATGTCGCACTTACTAATGGTCAAGTAACGCTTTCATTAAATTCCACAGCAACTGGACAGCTGACAAGATCAAGATATGTTTATGATGTTATTTTAACTGATAGCTCTAATAACATTACGCGTGTTCTCGAAGGTGTTGTTTATGTTGATCCATGGACAACGAGACCGAATACAACTCCAACATATTATACAATGTATCTCGCAAATGTTCAAAACTCTATTTTGACGGGCGATCGCGTGTATCAATCAAATGGTTCTGCGAACGTAACAGGTACAGTTTATTGGACAGAAGGACCACAGCTCCTCGGTTACGGGGCTGCTGGATTTTGGGATGACATCGGCGGAGATCCAGTTTCTCAATCTTCAAATGTTATGATCATAAAGGTCTCGAATCCTTCTGGAACTTTTATCACAACAAGCAATAACAACAGCTATTTGATTTATGATGCTAATACAAATGCGAACGCAATAGTAATGAGTGTTACTCAAACTGTAACGGAGTAAATATGGCGATTAATGCTGTAATACAAACTCCAAGAATTATCGTAGCGAACGCGAGTTCTCTTGTTTCTTCGCAGTCGAATCCTCCTATAGATTTAAAAAATAGCTCTCCTCCGTTGAGCCAACAATATCTTTCACATTTACTTGATGTTTCAATAACAACTCCAAGCGATGGAGAAGTACTTACATATAATGCAAATACAGGAAAATATGATTTAGCGCCAGTTACCTTTACGGCGAACAATGTTAATGTTGATGGTGGAAGTTTTTGACCTTATAAATAATAAAAAATAATAATAACAAGGGAATTTCCATGGCTAGTACCATTCAAATTAAAAGAAGTGCAACTACAGCAACCCCAGCTTCGCTCAATGCAGGTGAATTGGCATACTCGAATGCCACTGGTGGTTCTGGCGTTTTATACATCGGTTCAACGGATGGCGGTACAGTTGTTCCCATTGGTGGCGTAAGAAATCCAGGCGTACTTACAGCCAACCAAGCTCTTGTTGCTAACTCTACTTCTGGTATCAATCGCGTATATGCTGCGAACGTTGATTTGTCTTTGCTCGGTGCAAACGGCAGCCAAGGTACAGCTGGCTACGTTTTATTCTCTGGTGGCACTGGTTCGAACGCATACTGGGGGTCAACTGGTGGTTTAACAACTAACGTTGCTGCACAATATGCTTGGACTAACACTCAGTCATTTTCGAACACAATCACATTCAATGGTCAGATAAACGTTGCTAACGCTATTCAAGCCAATGGTGTTGTTGGTGCTGCAGGTTATGTTCTTATTTCTGGCGGCGCTGGTGCGAATGCTTACTGGGCAGCTCCAGGCACTTTGTCTATCAATACTGCTTCTCAGTTTACATGGACAAATACGCAAACATTTACTAATACAATTACATTCAGCGCAAGTATTTTAGCTAACACAGTTAATGCTGTTACATACACAGCTGGCGTTTATGGTTCAACAACAAGCGGTTTAACTGCTAACTCTACAGAAATTGCTGTTGGTAATTCTACAGTTAATGGCGTAATTACAGCAAACGCAACTGTTGTTTATTTCACTGGTACAGCTTACAACGCTAACAACGCATCAAATCTTGGTGGTACAGCTGCTTCTGCTTATCAATTAAACAGCACTCTCGGCGCTAACATTGCTTCCTATCTTCCAACATATACTGGTGTTGTCAACGCTTCTGCATTAACGATCGGTACATATGGCGGAACTGCTAATGGTATCATTGCTAATAATTCGTTCTTTGGTTTCGGCAATTCAACAGCTAACGTTGCTATTACTTGGGATGCAACAGGTCAAGATATTTTATCGATTGCTGGTAACATAAACAACTATGTTGAAGCTGTTATCTACAATGTTAAC